GCACATGTTGTCAATGACTATCCCCATATCCAATTAATTCAAATTCACGATAATACCTGTGTCGTGGATGGTAAAGTGTTTCAGGTATAAGGAGAAAAAATGACACTAACAGATACACAGATTCAGTCTGCAACTCTTGCAGGTTTAGGTCTTTTTGTTACTCTAGCAACATCTTTTTTGAAGAATATTAATGCTTCAAGAAAGTCAAAGCATACAATTACAGTAGTGCTTAGCGCTTTGACGGCTGTTGTTAGTTCATACTTCCAGAAGAATGGAACTTTGGACCTAGAAGATATGCTCAAGCACTCAGCATATCTATATGCAATCTCACAAATGTTGTATGTTTATGGTCTAAAGAATACTCAGGTAAATGCTTGGTTGACAAGCCTGAATGTTCTCCCTTCAAAGAAGGGCTAATAAGAGGGGATAGTCTCAGTACGCATGGCAAAGAATAAAAATGCAAAAAGACAGGAAAAGTTTACATACTTTTATCTTAATAATATTTTGCATAAAGTCTTGCGTAAAAAGAGATCAGAAGATTTACTGATAGCTTGGGACTTTCCAAATGGAAAGCGCGTTGCTTATATATTGTCTGATGTTCAGAGAAATAAACAACGCGCTTATTCCATTCCAGAAGTTGCTAAATTTTTAAATAGGCATCCAGAAACTATCAAGAGGCATATGAGAAAGGGAGAAATAAAAATCCCACAGTTCTCATATACATTTGACGATAATAAAAGACTGTTAAAATATTTCTTTAGTGAAAATGATGTGAAAGAATTGCATGATTTTTTCAAAACAGTTCACAGGGGCAGACCAAGAATAGACGGAGATATTACCCCATCAAATATTCCAAGTCCTGCAGAACTAGAAGCTATGATGAGAAATGAAAAGATTTTGTATGTAAAAAATGAAGGCGGAGAGTTTGTTCCAGTTTGGAAACAACCAGAATGGTAGGATAAATGGCTAAGAATAATCTTGAAAAAGAAAAATTGTTTGAAATGTCCGTTTCTATGCTGCAAGATATTTATGATATTGCAAAGATGAAGCAGGATACTGAAACAATGACAGCGGTATCTGATAGAATATGTTTGTTGTATGAAAAACAAGTAGACATAGAACTAGAAAGAAAGTCCCCAACGGGATTCAGAATAGAAACGGATGAAGATGAGTGAGCTTAAATCTAAAGAATTAAAACCGACAATTGTCAAGGTTGATTTGCAGTATGTACGCAACCTTGGAAACTTTGAAAGCATTCGTGTTGCCATTGGCGTTGAAGACCATGTGCGAGCAGATGAAACTGTAAATCAGGCAACCGATAGAGTTTATAAGTTTGTAGAAGATAAACTTGTTGAAAAGATGGGCGAGATTGAGAAAGAACTCAAGTCGTGACTTGCGATCATCTATGGAAAGTGCTAGAATGGAAAGTGAACAAGGAAACCTTTGATTTCCAGCCAAACTATATTTGTATGAAATGTGATACCACTAGAGAAGAGTAAAAATGACGAAAGATGATGCAAGTAAGGCTTACACTTTAGTAAGCCTTTATCTATCTTTGTACAAAGAAAAGTATAATAAATCTATAGTTCTTAACAAGCATAAAGAAAAATGGGCAATGGCAGATGTGATTGATAGTGTCGGATTTGACCGCGCCAAGGAACTTTTGATATACTACTTCAAAACCTCACGGACAAATCACGCCCTTCAATGGTTTGTTTACAATTTTGAAAGACTTGATGCTAACCTCACAGCTTCAGTCGAAGACGAGCTAAAGCGTAAGAAGATTAGGGAAATGACTAAGAAGATGGTGGAAGAGAATGAATAATGAAGCGGCACTGATTTCCTCTGTATGTAAAAACAAAGATATTGCTACTGTTATGGCAGACGATGTAGATTCCATCTTTACAACACACAGGGATGTCTGGGAGGGACTGAAGTCGTATTACCACAAATTTAGGTCAATTCCCGATGTCTCCATTCTTGTGGAGAAGTTTAATGATTTTGATCCAGTGGATACAAAAGCTGAAACTGGATATTACCTTGAGCAATTAAAGAATGAATATCTAACCTCAAAGATTAGAGGTCTGCTTCTCAATGCTGGCTCCAGTTTAAAGGGTCATGCTGCATCCAAGGTTATTGCTGATATGCAAAAAGAACTTAATGGTCTAAGCAGAATGACAAATAATGTGCGCGACCTTGACTTGACTGATTTTGAGTTAGCAGAAAAACATTTTGATGCAGTAAAAAGCCGCTCTGATGCTATGGGTGGAAGTCCGGGAATTATGACTGGGTTTAAAGCTATTGATTATGCTTACCCCACAGGCATGGCTCCGGGTCACCTTATCGTTATGATTGGTTGGGCTGGTCGTGGAAAGACTTGGATGAGTTCCTATCTTGCCTGTAAAGCATGGGAACAAGGATTCAAGCCTATGATTATCTCTCTTGAGATGACCCCTGAGAATATGCGTGACCGTATCTACACCATGCTTGGAAGTGGTTTATTTAGAGCCTCAGATTTCTCTAGAGGCGCTATTAATATTGACACATTTGATTCATGGGCCAAGGATAAATTCAAGGATAAGAATAGCTTTATTCTTGTTTCTAACGAAGGTACAGGAGAAGTAACTCCTCAAACAGTGCAAGCAAAGATTGACCAGCACAAACCAGATTTGGTTATTCTTGATTATCACCAGTTGTTCAATGACAGCAAGAAGTCAAACTCTGAAGTTGAGCGTAACCGTAATATCTCTCGTGAGTTCAAGCTGCTTGCTGTTCGCAATAATATTCCAATTATTGATATTACTGCTGCTACAATGGATGATATCTCAGATCAAGATGCACCACCACTTCTTTCCCAAGTCGCATGGTCAAAGGCAATTGAATATGATGCAGACATGGCTATGGCAGTTCATCGCAATCCAGACTCAAATATTATTGAGGTGGTATCACGAAAGAACCGTCACGGCTCCGAGTTTGCATTTTATCTTGACTGGGACATCAATCGTGGTATTGTAAATGAAATTTATGATGTCGGATAATTCCGAAAAATCCGTGTAAATTGATATAATTTACGCAAGATGCGTAAAAATATACACAATTTTACAATGTCTGGAATTATCAAAGATGATTCTCTTATAATTAAATCAAGAGAACATTATGAGAGAACTTTAGTCCAGCAGATGAGAGACGGCGGCTATGTCCCCGTACTTGACATGCTGCCACAATTTAATCTAAAATATGTAGAGCGAACAGGACACTTTGCTTTTATACTTACAATGTTCGGCATTTTTATCGGCAAAAAGAAAGCCCAGACTACCGAAGGCTTCTCTGGTCAAGAATTTATTTCTAGATAGGAAAACAGTGAACGAGAAATACACAAAGTCAGACATACGATCAATTTTAAACGCTCTTAAAATTCAAGTGGAGGCAGAAACATCAAAAGATTTTTTATGCCTTTGCCCATTTCATAATAACAAAAATACCCCGTCTTTTGAGGTAAACTATTACACAGGTTTGTTTTTATGCTTCAATCCATCTTGTGACGAAAGAGGCAGCCTCAACGCACTTATTGCAAAGATAACGGGTAAAAACGAATTTGAAGCCCTTAGATTCATTTACAGCACGATTGGCAAAAAGTCTCATGATATTGAGCAAGAGCTTGAAGATTTAATGCAAGAAGAAAAACCATTGCCAACCTTTTCTTCAGAAAAAATAATAGAGATGTGCAAGGCTCTTTCATCAAATACAAGAGCGTGGGAGTACTTGGTCTCAAGAGGCATTAATATTCAAACTCAAATAGACTTCCAAATGGGATATTCCGAAAAGCAAGATATGGTTGTAGTTCCTCTTAAAATGCCGGACGGACAATGTGTTGGAATCATTGGCAGAGCCATTGAAGGTAAAGATTTTAAAAACAGCAAGAATCTTCCAAGAAATAAAACTTTATTTAATTTGCACAATGCTAAAAAACATGGAGGAAAGATTATTGTCTGCGAATCATCATTTGATGCTATTCGGATTCACCAAGCTGGTTTTCCCAATGTTGTTGCCACGCTGGGCGGACATATTTCAAAAGAAAATATTCAAAATTTAAATAAATATGCATCTTCAATTGTTATTATGACTGACTCAGATGATGCGGGCAGAAAACTTGGACAGGATATTGCCAGTAAACTTTCTCACAAAGAAATCTTGTGGGGGTCGTATGAGTATGGTATGATATACCCACACGATGCAAAAGACGCAGGTGATATGACGGATGATGAAATTCGTCAGTGCATTAACAATGCAATTCATCACTACGAATATGCAATAGTATAAACAAAGGGCATAATACAGCCCCATACACTAAGGAGATATAATATGGGTATCGTTAAAGGTTTAACCCAAATGAACAAGGCACTGGACAAGCCTACAATTTCGTCAGCAGACGGTCCAAAAGGTCGCTGGCTAAAGCTAAATGATGGTCAAAGCGTTAAGATTCGCTTTCTTCAGGAACTTGATCCTGATTCAGAAAACTACAACCCCAAGCTAGGCGTAGGTTTTATCGCCATTGAGCACACCAATCCAAAAGATTACCGCCGAAAGGCTCTTTGCAGCATTGACGACCAAGGTCGTTGCTATGGCTGTGAGATGCATCGCCGTGATCCTAAGGCTGGGTGGAAGGGTCGTAGCCGACTTTACATCAATGTTTTGGTTGATGATGGCAATGAAGAGCCATATGTTGCTATTTTCTCTCAGGGTGCTGGACCCAAGTCCGCAACCCCAGAGGTAATTCAATATGCCGGAGAGACGGGCAGCATTACAAATGTAGTCTGGCGCTTGAAGCGTACAGGCGAAAAGACAGATACTAATTACAGTATCATCCCTCTTCCAGCAGCAAATGCAGAACCTATTGACCCAAGTCTTGAGCTTCATGAGCTTGAGAAGGTGGCAGTAAGAGATGTTCCATATGCTGAGCAGGAAGCATTCTACAAGGGTGAAGGTTCAGAAGAATCCGACACTTCATCGTCTGTTGAGTGGTAATTGACAAAGATGGTGGTGTGGTGGTAGTATGAGTACTACCACCCACTACTATTTAGGGAGACAATATGCAAACATTTATAACACATGTAGATTTTAATATTTCAGCTAGTCATTTAGATAACAAGCGTCTAAACAAACAATTGCTTGAAGGTCGTCAGATTCTTGATGTCCTTGCTACTCGCAGAACAGTTGGCGGTTGGGTAAATCATCCAGCTGTCCGTATGTGGCATGGCTATGAGCGTATATTTTACAAATATCTTGTTGCGATTAAAGATGAGTGCGTTAAGCGTGGCATCTCTACTGAAAAGAATTGGCAGGCAATTGAAGAGCTAATGCGTAAGGGTAAGTATAATTTTAGTCCCAATGAAATCAACCCTTGGTGGTTGACAGACCCTAGTATGGCTGTTCGTATTACACAGTCACATCGCGCCAACTTGTACAAGAAAGATCCTGAATACTATTATGATTTTGCAATCAACGCAAAACTATTTGACGAAATGCGTCATCGTGTAGTATGCTGTGACAAATGCAATTACTGCTGGCCTTCACATGTTGCCAAGCAGAATCAAGAAAAAGAATTGAACGCTTGGCTATCTAGGCCACTACCATAAGGAGATAAAGTGAAAAAAATTATTGCAAGTGTTATTGCTCTAGCCGGAGGACTTCTTTTGACATCTCCAGCAATTGCAGATGAAACACCATCTCCAATTGCTTGTGCAGTTGATAGCGATGGACATTCAACTTGTGAAGATGTTCCAGTAGTTGATGCAACAGATACTTCAATTAATGAAACATTAATTCCTATTGATGCACCAGTCTGCACAGATGATATCTCGGCATGTCAGCGTGGACAAATTATGTATGACAAGAATATTTCTCAAACTGCTATTCATGCAGAAGATACGCATCAGCATGAGACTTGGTGGGATATTTTTACAGACCCAAATCATATTGCCGCAGAACTGGGCTGGACTATTATTCAAGATTTTGTAGTGCTTTGGCTATTATATGGAGTTGTATTTAAGAAATGTATTTTGCCAAAGTTAACAAATAAGATTCACGCAGAAATTGACAAGGAGCATGGTATTGAGCATGAATGATTTAGTACATTTGCATGTTCACAGTCATTACAGCCTCATGGATGGGCTCTGCTCACCACATGAGTTGATGCAGGCTGCAAAAAATCTAGGTCATACTGCTCTTGCTATTACAGATCATGGAACATTGTCAAGTCACCGCGATATGCAAAAGGCAGGGCGGGAACTAGGCGTGAAGCCAATCCTTGGTCTAGAAGCATATATCTCAGAAACAGATAGATTCGATAAGCGTGACATCAAGAATCGTGACGATAACACGCAGGTATACAATCATATTATTCTGCTTGCCAAGAACCAGATTGGTCTTAAGAACTTGCAAACAATGTCTGAGATTGCTTGGACAGAAGGTTTTTATCGCAAGCCTAGAATTGATATGGAATTGCTTACCGAATATGGCGAAGGCATTATTGTATTGTCCGGCTGTTTGAATGGTCTTATCTCAAAAGCTATTGAGCGTGGGGATATGGAGAAGGCTGAAAGCATTGCCAAGTGGTTCAAAGATAGATTTGGTGATGATTTCTATATTGAAGTACAGCCTCATAACCCGATTGAAATTAATAAACCCTTGCTTGATATTGCGGATAAATTAAATATCAAGCCTGTGACCACTTCAGACTGCCATTTTGCCACATCTAGCCAGAGGGCTCTTGAAGAGATATTGCTTATTCTTTCCACCAAACCTAATGTCAATCGTGAATACAATTATGAAAACACAAAGAAAATGACAATGTTTGAGCGATTGAACTCTATTTATCCTGATAGACCGATTAGTTTTCAAGACATTGATGTATATCTTCAAAACCGTTCGGAAGCTCAGGAATGGTATAATAATTCAGGAATTAGTAGAACGGACATTTACGACAATACTCTTGAGATTGCTGATAAGATTGAAGAGTATGAGTATTATGAAAACCTTTCACTCCTTCCAGTTCCTAAGAAAAGTGCAATTGTCCAGCTAGAAGAAATGTGCAATGCAAAGCTTTCTGAAATGGGATTGTCTAGTAAAATCTACAACACAAGATTGATGGAAGAGCTAGAAGTTATCCGCAATAAAGATTTTGCATCATACTTTCTCATTGTTGCCGATATGGTAAATTGGGCAAAAGAAAATGACATTTTGGTGGGACCGGGAAGAGGTTCCGCTGCTGGTTCACTAGTCTGCTACTTGTTAGGAATTACGAATGTTGATCCGATTGAATATGATTTGTTGTTCTTCCGATTTATTAATCCAGATCGGAACGATTTCCCAGATATTGACACAGACTTTATGGACCGTAGGCGTGGTGAAGTAAAGGAATATTTGCGTAAGAAGTTCAAGAATGTTGCATCTATTTCTACATTCCAATATTTTAAGGATAAGGGGGTGGTGCGAGATGTCGCAAGAGTATTTTCAGTACCACTTGCAGAGGTTGACAAAACGCTTAAAAATATTGAGAGTTTTGAGGACTTTGAGAACAGCCCGAACACCTTGGATTTCAGAAACAAATACCCGGAGGTATTGGAATTTGCTACGCAATTGCGTGGAAGAATTCGCGGTGTTGGTATGCATGCAGCTGGTGTTGTTGTTTCTAAAGAGCCTATCAGCAATTTCGCCCCGATTGAAACGCGCAATGACACGAGCGATAGTGTTTCTGGTCGTGTTCCTGTGGTTGCTTATGATATGGACAATTGTGCTGAACTCGGTTTAATTAAACTTGATGCCCTAGGCTTGAAAACTCTTTCTGTAATTTATGACACATTAAAATCTATAGAAAAGCGTACAGGCAAAACAATAGATTTAGATAAAATCAAATTTAATGATAAGGCTATCTTTGAAGATTTGAGTGCGGGATTTACCAAGGGGGTTTTCCAAGCAGAAGCAACTCCATATACAAATCTTCTTGTTAAAATGGGAGTAGACAGCTTTGAAGATTTAGTTGCATCAAACGCACTTGTTCGTCCCGGAGCCATGAATACTGTAGGTAAGTCATATGTTGATCGCAAAAAAGGCAAAGAAGACATTACATTTGTTCATGAAATCATGAAGCCTTTTACATCTAGAACATATGGTGTTATTATTTACCAAGAGCAGGTCATGCAAGCTTGTGTACATCTAGGCGGTATGTCTTGGTCTGAAGCCGATAAGGTTCGTAAGATTATCGGTAAAAAGAAGGATGCCAAGGAGTTTGATGAGTTCAGAGATAAGTTCATTGAGGGAGCTTCCGCTCATATTACGAAGAAAGCTGCTGAACATCTTTGGCATGATTTTGAGGCTCACGCTGGCTATTCCTTTAATCGTAGTCATGCTGTTGCTTATTCCATGCTTAGTTATTATTGCTCTTATTTTAAACATTACTTTCCGATTGATTTCGTATTTGGTCTACTCAAAAATGAAAAAGATAAAGATACTAGAACCGAATATTTATTAGAGGCAAAGCGTCTAGGCATTAAGGTTTTGCTTCCACATGTTAATGAGTCTGATCTTGATTTTAGTGTCAAGGGAGACTCAATCAGATTTGGACTAAACAACATTAAATATATTTCAGATAATATTGCTAGCAAATTAATTGCACAAGGTCCCTATAAGAGTTATGCACATTTATTGGAAGTAGCCAAGGCTAAGGGCAGCGGAATCAATTCTAGGGCTATTCAAGCGTTGAACGCAATTGGAGCAGCAGCATTTGACGATAATCCCAGAACAGGGAACGAGTCAGATAATCTTTATGAATACTTGAGTATTCCAAAGTTTGACACTAGAGGTATAACTCCATATTTGAGAGCCCAAGTAAACCCATTGAGTGACTTCCTGGAAACTGGATGCTTTGTTCTTATGGCTATGGTCAAATCAATTAAAAAAGGAAAGGGCTGGTCACGAGTAGAACTCGTTGACGACACTGGAACAGTCGGCATTTTCCATGACGAAAACACAAAAATTGAATCAAACAATATGTATATGTTCTTAGTAGGAGACAATAGAATCCATAAGTATGTTACAATTGACGATGTAGTAAACAAAAAAGATGATCCATTTGTCAACTGGCTGTACAGTCTTGGCGAAAAGGATAAACAATATAATGAAAAGCTGGTTGTTGATTTTACTAATTATAAAACCAAGCAAGGCAAGATGATGGCGCATGTTATTCTGTCTAATGCAGACAAAGAACTAGAGCGACTTATAGTATTTCCCAAGACTTACACATTAGCACTTGGGAAAATGAAGCCCGGAACTTGGTGCAAACCAACAATAAGCAAATTAGATGATGGAACAGTATTTATCAAGGAGGTATGATGTCATCAGAAGATCAAGGAATTGATTTAACAATTGAGCAAATTCTTGCTGCAATTCTAAAAACAGTCGGTAGGGTAGTAATTACCAAAGAGACATTTCTTGCTGACTACACAAATGCAAATATTAGATTTCAAGAGCTTAGTGAAAACACAGTTGCTATTGAACTAACCACTTTGGAGGAAACAGATGATTCTGGAACGACTAGCACAGTTGATGCATGATACCGCGAAGGAAAAAGGTTTCTGGGATGGTGAATATAACTACGATAAGGTTGGCAACAAGTTAGCGCTTGTTCACTCTGAAGTTACAGAGGTACTTGAAGCAATTAGAAAAGACAAAGGTCAGCTTGCAGTAGTAGAAGAAATGGCTGATGTAATTATTCGACTACTTGATATTTATCAAGCCATGAAAGAGCATGGAGACATTTCAATATCTATTGAAAAAGTTTTGAAGGAAAAGATGGAAAAAAATAAAAAGCGCGACAAGCTTCACGGCAATAAGTTTTAGGAGATAAATGTTACCCGAAGATATTTTAGCTAAGCTTGACCCCAAAACTAGACAAAGGGTTCAGCTTGCAACAGAAGTTGAAGTAGAAAAACAAAAGACTCCAAGCATTGGTTTGAATATTGCCCTAAAAGGCGGATTCGGTTTTGGTCGCCAGATTCTTATTTGGGGGAACAAGTCAGCAGGTAAGTCATCATTCTGTTTGCAAATGATTGCTGAGGCTCAAAAGAATGGAAAGACTTGCGCGTGGATTGATGCTGAAGCATCATATTCTGCTGAATGGGCGGAAAAATTGGGTGTTGATTCATCTAAACTTATTTATTCTTCAGCAAAAACCATTAATGATATGGTTGATGTTGCAGTCCAATTAATGGATGCACAAGTAGATGTTATTGTTGTAGACTCTATTTCGGCACTACTTCCTGCTATCTATTTTGAGAAAGACGGCGAGGAGCTGAAGAACTTACAAGACACCAAGCAGATTGGTGCAGAAGCAAAGGATATGACGCATGCAGTTAAAATGCTCAATTACGCAAACAAGAAAACTCTACTTGTTCTTATCTCACAACAACGAAACCAGTTTGGAAGCATGCATGCTTCCCACATACCCACTGGTGGAATGGCAGTCAAATTCTTCTCGTCCACTGTTATTAAGCTATGGTCCTCAGAGGCTGAGGCTAACGCTATTAAGAGTGGTGTTGCAGTTGGCGACAAGATTATTGAACAAAAAGTCGGGCGACCAGTCAATTGGATTGTTGATTACAACAAGCTCGGACCTCCCAATCTTTCAGGTCAATACGACTTCTACTATCAAGGGGAAGCAGTTGGAGTGGATACAGTAGGAGAAGTCCTAGATGTTTCAGAAATGATGGGTATTGTTCAGCGAGGCGGTTCGTGGTACACAATTGAAGAAGAAAGATTGCAAGGTCGTGTAAAAGCTGTTGACTATTTGCGAGACAATCCAAAAATTGTAGAATCTCTCAAGGAAAAAATTTATGGGAAAGTATAGTGATTTTATCAAGCCGTTAAAACCAAAAGGACAATTGCCAAAAATGATTGGTGTTTACGGATGCCAGTCTTGCAGTGCTGAGGTTGATCATGCATGGTTTGATGAGTTTAAGGGCAGACTTTTTTGGTTTTGCCCAGAAGGACACGAATCGGAGATTAAGGTAAATGTCTGAAAGGTCAGAGGCTAAAAGGGACGGGGCTAAACAGCAAAAAAATTCAGGTAGAGGCAAGTTTTTAAAAGGAGATGCCACTTGGAAAAACTTTGTTGTAGATTACAAAGAATATGAAAATTCTATATCTGTTTCCCCTTCTATCTGGGCTAAAATATGTACAGATACTTTCAAGGTTGATAGAAACAAACATCCAGTATTAAAATTAATACTAGGAAGTAAAAATAAAACAAGACTCGCAGTGATAGAATGGTCTCTGCTAGAAGAATTAATAGAATGCTGGGAGGAAAAGCATGGAGGACTTTAACTGGGAAGATTTTTATAAATGGCATCAGTATGGCGTAAAAATGGGCTGGGTCACACAAGGCTTTTGCTCCACTCATGATGCTGATCCATACATGACGGAAGAAGAAATGAAAGAGTGGGATGAAGGCGGTGATCCTTGTTGTCCAGTGATCAAAGTTCTATTCTAGAATCTATAAGCAAAGTTACCGAATTCAATGATATAAATGAGTTCATGAATGATCCAGATCTTGACACAGCACTAGAACTTATGATAAAATTGATCGCTAAACCTGATGTTCCGGCAGCAAAAGCTCCAGAATTGATTGTTAAATTGCAATCTTTAAGCGCTAAATTTTCAATGTTGGCGCGATACTATACCACCTTTGAAAAAGGTGGGGACGCAGCAAAAAGAAAGAATGTCTATTACACTGCTTCAGATTCAATAGATAAGCTTGTAGATGCTGTTAAATATTCAGCGAAATTTGGTGTATAAATTGGGAAGAAAAATAATCGGAAATCTTAAATTCAAGAAGGCAGATGAAGGAACTTTTGACGCTAATGAATTTGCATCACTATTAGAAAAAGTGTATGAGGGTGACGGCAATCAAAGTGGATTTAAGAAGAAAACAACATTTAGCCCTAGCACAGTAGGGTATGGTCACGGCAATTGTCCAAGGTATTGGTTTATTGCTTTTGAGGGTGCAGAGTTTGAAGAAAAATTTGATGCTATGGCAAGAGCCAATATGGAAAATGGAAAGATGGCACATGACCGTATTCAAGCAAAAATGCAGCTCACTGGCAAGGTGAAGTTTCTTGAAGAAGAAGTAAAGAATGAAGACCCACCAATTAGGGGATTCATTGACTTAGGACTTGATTGGGACGGCAACGAGATTATCGGTGAGATTAAAACAGCCAAGGAAGAAGTTTATGCTCACAAGCAATCTAGCATGAAGCCATCTCCCAATCATTTGCTTCAAATTCTTACATATATGAAAATCCGTAAAGCAGAGCAAGGTTTTATGTTTTATGAGAACAAGAATGATCAAAGCTTTTTAATTATTCCAGTCAATATGAATAAAACAAATGAAGAGCTGATTAATTATGTATTTGATTGGATGCGAGAAGTAAGAAAAGTTTGGGAAGATAAAACACTTCCAAACAGACCATTCACAAAGTCTGCATCAGCATGCACTTATTGCCCAATAAAAAAGACTTGCTGGAAGCAACTTGGCGATGGGGAGATTGAAATTCAAGCTTTGGTGACACCGAAATGATGATTTGTGAATATGAGGATTGCGGCAATAAGTTCAAGCCCAAGACACATAATCAAAAATATTGCTCTGACGAATGTTGTAGAACCGCAACTAATTTAAAGATTAAAGAAAAGTATTATAAGAATAAAGCTAGGCTTCGCGGTGAAACTAGATATTGTAAAAATAAAGGTTGTGAAGAAAGACTGAGCAGATATAACGAATCAGATTTCTGCACAATTTGTGATGCTAAGGCAGTGGGTAAAGAAAAAAGACTCCTGCTAGAAATGCTTAAAAATGTCAATATCTGATTTAAAAAAGAAAAAGTCCAATAGAATTCTGGGTGTAGATGCTAGTACAAACAGCATAGCTTTTTGTGTTATTGATAATAAAAAAGTTATTTCCTATGGTGAAATAAACTTTGAGGGTGAAAATATTTATAAAAGGATACTGGATGCAAAACGAAAAATGGCAGCACTTAGCAATGGTGGTTTTCTTTCTGTGGATTTTGTCGCGCTGGAAGCAGCTGTAAGTGTAAAAAGCGTACATACGGGAATCAAAATGGCTTATGTTTTTGGTGCTATAATGGGAGAAATACTAGACGACCACATAGAAGTTGTTGAGGTACATCCAATCACTTGGCAGTCTTTCATTGGAAATAAGAATTTTACAAAAGCGCAAAAAGAAGATATCAAAAAGCAGTATCCCGAAAAAACAGAGAATTGGTACAAAGCTAAAGTGCGGGAGATAAGAAAAGGAATCACAAATGAGTTTGCTAAAAAGCATGGTGTTACTACTAGCTCCGATAATGTTTCTGACGCTTTTGGCATCGCTTGGTATGCTTCTCACGAGATAGCGGGTAGATAATGAAGGTTTATGAATCTAAAACATGGTTGTATGACAGATATGTCGTAAGAAAAATGAATATTGTTGAAATAGCTAAAGAAGCTGGATGCAGCCACATGACAATACAAAGATATCTAGAGAAGTTCGGACTAATCAGAAAGAGATAAAATGGCTAAGTACTACGACATCAACACTGCTATGAAAAGTTTTGGGGACAATGAGATCCCTATTATTATTCCAACATTCAATCAAATAACATATGCAAAGCATATGGTTGACCAACTAACAGCGTTGGGTATTGATAATTTTGTCATTTCAGATAACAATTCAACTTATCCTCCCATGCTGGAATGGCTAGACAAAGTTTCAGAAAAATCAAGAGTGATCCACCTTGGCTACAATCTAGGACCAAGAGTTTACTCTGAAATTTTTGAAGTTCTTGCAATGATGCCCGACTGGTTTATTGTTACAGACCCGGACTTGATTTTCAATAAAAACTTGCCAAGTACTTTTATTGACGATATGATAGAAGCTTGTTCATACTATCAGTTCCCCAAAATTGGTTTTGCAATGGAGATATTCAATGAAGAGGCATCAAGCAAATTCTTCAACAAGGAACTAGTACACCACTGGGAGTCAAGATATTGGATGAACCAAATTGGAGCTATGAGGGATGGAAGTCCTATTTACTCTGCTGCAATTGATACTACTTTTGCATTGCACAATACAGGAATTTTAAATGATGAAGTCATGAGAGCAGGCGGAACTACAATGGTTAGATCAGCCAGAATTGCCGGAAACTATGCCTGCGAACACATGGGCTGGTGGCAAAATCAACCCATGACTGAAGATGAGTTTGAATATTACAAAAGCGTCCAGACATGGGCTAGCACTGAGAATGAAAAGAAAAGGATGGGATTGTGAAAAGACCTAAATTTTCTATTATTGCAGTGGACTATGAGTTTCATGTCCCACGCGATGGAATGAGAAGGGGTTTGCAATCTCTTACAGATCAAACATTCAAAGATTATGAATTAATCATTTGTCACGATGGTCCAAAGGCTATTCCATACGAGCAAGAAATTGATTTTGAAGCAATGGGTCTTGACCCAATAATTATCAATACTGACGAAAGAATGCAAGACTGGGGTCATTGGTCAAGAGACAAAGCTATGCGTATGGCTACAGGTCAATACTTTTTCCAGTTTAATATTGACAATTTTATGTATCCTGACTGCTTAGAAAAGTTGTCAGAGCATATTGATAGAATGTCAGCCCTAGTTACAATTTTTCATATCAAGCATTTCAAAGTGCCGTGGTTCCCTTGGGCGACAGAAAGATTTACTGGAACCCCTCCAATTGCAAGGTACATTGATGCTATGCAATTAGTTGCTCACCGCAGAGTGTGGGAAGAAATGGGATATTGGTATGATAAGTCATTTTGTGGTGATGGATTCATTTATGAGGAAATCTGTAAAAGATACCCTTGGACTGAATTGCCAGAATTGCTAGGAGAAAATTATTAATATGATATTATTAGGCATCAAGAGAATGGAGAAGTAATGAAAAGAGTATTATTGACAGGAGCTTCAGGATTTGTCGGAAGCCATGTATTGAGACACATTATTGTAAACACAGATTGGTATGTTGTATGCCCTACAACATTCACCCACAAAGGACTTCAGGACAGAATTCGCGTTGTCCTAGATGATATTCCAGATGCATACAAACGAGTCAAGGTAATTCGTTGTGATTTCACATCACCAATTTCACCTATTACCGCGCACGAGTTCGGCAAGATTGATTATGTAATCAATGTCGCAAGTGAATCCCATGTTGATCGAAGCATTGAGTATCCTGCTCCTTTCATCATTAACAATGTTTCTCTTATTTGCCACTTGTTGGACTGGGCTAGAATTGCTCAGCCAGAGAAGTTTTTGCAGGTATCAACCGATGAGGTCTATGGTCCTGCCCCAGCTGGATATGCACACCAAGAGTGGGTAGACCAGCATTTCCCAAGCAATCCATATTCTGCTAGCAAAGCAGCCCAAGAGGATATTTGTTTCTCCTACTGGCGCACATATGGAATTCCTATGGCTATCACTAACACAATGAATATCATTGGTGAGACTCAAGACCCAGAGAAGTTTATGCCAATGACAATCAAGCGTGTACTAAGCGGAGAAAAGATGTCTATTCACGCTTCCCCAACTGGTGAAGTTGGTAGCCGCTTTTACCTTCACGCAAGAAACCAAGCAGATGGTCTTTTGCATGTCCTAAGCCAGTCCTTCCGTCCTTACGGAGAAGTTGATACCCCAGAGCGTTTCCACATTGTCGGTGAACGCGAGGTAAATAACTTGGAGATGGCACAGATGATTGCTGCCGCTGTAGGCAAGCCATTAAATTATGAATTAGTTGATTTCCACTCTTCTCGTCCCGGTCACGATTTGCGTTATGCTCTTGACGGAAAGAAGATGGCGGAGTCTGGTTGGAGCCTTCCAATCCCTCTAGAAGAATCTATTAATAGAACAGTTAAGTGGACACTTGACCACCCAGAGTGGCTAAACATCTAAAGGAGAGAAATGCAGCTATATAAGCAAAACGAACAGCTTTGTTTTGATGATATTTTGTTGGTCCCACAAGCATCTGAAGTAGTCTCAAGAAAAGACATACACTTGGGTATGCAGATTGGATATGGCAAGTACGAGATTGATCTTCCATTTCCAGTAATTTCTGCACCAATGGACACAGTATGTGAGTCGGATATGGCATTAGAGATCGCAAAATTTGGCGGGCTTGGAATTATCCATAGATATCTTGATATCGAAAGACAGAGAGATGAGGTATTCAAGGTAGCCAAAGAAGGTTTTCTAGTTGGAGCAGCAGTTTCTATCAAGGATGCAGAAGGCAACCAAGACGATATTTATAAATTGGTAAATGCTGGTGCAGGGGTAATTCTTCTTGATGTTGCAAATGGTCACAGTGTTTATGCTATTGACGCTGTTAGAAAAATAAAGCAAAAGTTTAAAATACATGTCATGGCTGGAAATGTTTCTACATGGGATGGATTTTTAAGTCTATCAATTGCTGGAGCAGACTCTATTCGCGTTGGAATTGGTGGAGGCTCTTGCTGCACAACCAGAATTGTTACTGGTCACGGAATGCCCACCTTGGCTTCCATTATGGATGTAAAAGAAATGCTTGACAGAATGGATGTTCCAACATCAATTATTGCAGACGGCGGAATCAGAAATACTGGAGACATGATTAAATCATTCGCAGCTGGTGCAGATGCAGTAATGGTAGGTTCCATGCTTGCTGGACATGAAGAGTCCCCCGGACAAAAAGAATATACTGAAAATGGAACCTTTAAAACATTTCGTGGAATGGCAAGTGAAGATGCACAGATTGATTGGCGCGGAGAAGTTTCTGTTGCTGAAGGCATTTCAACAAAAATTAATTATAAGGGTGAAGTCATAAATACCCTGAAAGAAATTAAGGGTGGTCTGTCAAGTGGTTGTTCTTATTCAGGAGTAACAAATCTTAATGATTTGCCATATAATTCACAGTACATCAAGGTTTCTACAATGAGCAATAAGGAGAGTCACCCACATGGGAAAAATGCCTAATATAAATATTGAAAGTCATATGATGAATATTAATAGAAATATGCCAGTTGCTCCATCAGGAGAGGCAATCTTTGAAAGATGTATGCGATTGGCTGATGAACTTATTTCTAAAAATGTTTCATATGGAGATTCAGCGCTAAATCCTCGTCCAATTTTTTCCAAAGGCGGGCATAATGAAAGTCTTGCATCACGAATTGATGATAAGTTAAATCGTATTGCAAACAATCAGTCATATCCCGGAGACAATGACCTTGACGATTTGCTAGGTTATCTGGTATTATATAGCATCTATAGAGAGCGTGAGCAAGAAAAGGCATATGCTAAACTTGCTAGGGACAGGGAGATTTGATGCCAACTTATACTTTTTCTTGCATGAATTGCGACAAAATAATTGAAAAAATTGTCAAGATGGAAGATAGAGATAACCAAAAATGCGATGAATGTGGTTATGATTTAGTTAGAGCCATTGACCGTCCCGGTCTAGTATGGGCTCCCACAGCAGGAGGATACAGGTGATTAAATGGTTAAGAGAAAGCCGAAAAGGAAAGAACTTACTCCTTACTGGTATAACCCTCATATTTCTGTTTTTTACGAGTTGGAGTTTGGTAAAAAACTTCTTGTTCCGGGGACTAGATTTAAAGTTCGTGGATCTAGAGGAGTCTTCATCTTCCACAAATTAGTTCATCATTCTAAGCTTGACAAGACTTGGATAGATTGCATGGATGACAATAGTGGTGAGTACAGATCTTTTTATGTTGAAAAAATTAAAGCGGTTGTTCCGCCAAAAAGGAGTATGAAAGATAAATGAGTGAACTTGAAATTGCTGACAATTTTGACAGAATGAATAAAGTTGTTTCTGAGATGCTTAAAGGAAACTCGCCGTCAGCTATTGCAAAGCAACTTGAAATTCCAAGGGCTCAAGTATTATCTTTGATTGACGAATGGAAAACAATTGTCCATACTGACAATAGAATTCAAGACCGCGCAAAAGAAGCTTTGAGTGCTGCAGACCAGCATTATGCAATGATTATAAATCAGGCATGGGATACTGTTGAAGAAGCGGGAGTAAATGGTCAACTTAACATCAAAGCTCAAGCATTGAAGCTTATTGCCGATGTTGAAGGTAAAAGAATTGATATGTTGCAAAAGGCGGGACTCCTAGAGAATACTGATTTAGGCAATCAAGTTATTGAAGCAGAAAGAAAACAGAAAATTCTTATTGATATCTTGAAAGATGTCTCTGGTCGTTGTAACACTTGTAAAACAGAAGTTGCAAAACGCATATCAGAAATTACAGGTAGGGTAGAGGCGATCATAATTGATTGATTTCAACGAGTTTCTTGATGTTCTTGAAGATGATGAGTTTGAAGAAAAGCCCGTTGCAATTGAAGAGTTTGTGACATCCAAGGACTTTCTGGGACTCCCTCCACTTTCAGAAAATCAATACACGATGATTCGTGCAATGACACAAGTTTACAAGCGAGAAACATTGGAGAAACTTTACGGTAAAGAAGAAGGATTAAAAAGATATAAGCAAACTTGCAATGAAGTTATTTTCCAGCTAGGGAAAGGTTCTGGTAAGGACTATACATCAACAATTGCTTGCGCCTATGTTGTTTATTTATTGCTATGCCTAAAAGATCCAGCTAGATATTATGGAAAGCCGTCAGGCGATGCTATTGATATTATCAATATTGCTATTAACGCTGAGCAGGCTAAGCGAGTTTTCTTCAAGGGATTTTTGACAAGAGTTAAAAACTGCCCTTGGTTCCAAGGTAGATATGATGATAAAGTTGCAAGTGTTGAATTTGAAAAAGCCGTGACAGTACATTCAGGACACTCGCAAAGAGAATCTTGGGAGGGATACAATGTTATTGTTGTTGTCCTTGACGAAATTTCAGGATTTGAACTTGAATCAACAACTGGACACGAACAGGCTAAAACAGCAGATGCAATCTATAAAATGTATAGAGGTTCTGTTGCATCCAGATTTCCAGACTTTGGTAAATTAATTCTTCTTTCATTCCCCCGATTTAAAAATGATTATATTCAGCAGAAATACAATGAAGCGATTGCAGAAAAAGAAACAATTGTAAGATCGCATGCATTTAAAATTGACCCAGATTTGCCAGATGATATTGAAGAGAATAAATTCACAATTGAATGGGAAGAAGACCATATTGTCTCTTATGCTGTTCCTAGGGTATTTGCTTTGAAAAGACCAACTTGGGAAATTAACCCTACAAGAAAAATTGAAGATTTCACAATTGATTTTTACAAAGACCCTATTGATGCATTATCCAGATTTGCCTGTATGCCACCAGATGCCGTAGATGCATTTTTCAAGTCAAAAGAAAAAATTGATAGAGCTTTTGTCACAAATAATGGCGTTGATAACAATGGAAGATTTGAAGATTGGTTCATGCCAGATCCAGACAAAACATACTTTGTGCATGTTGACTTAGCTCAAAAGCATGACCATTGTGCAGTTGCTCTTGCCCATGTGGATAAATGGACTATTTTAAAAGTGGGCGGTCAAATGAGAGATGCTGCCCCAGAAGTAGTGATAGATGCAGTCAGATGGTGGACTCCAACATCTACTAAAAGTGTTGACTTCCAAGATGTTAAAGATTATATTCTAAGCCTTAGATCACGCGGATTCAACATTAAAACAGTAACATTTGACAGATGGAATTCTCATGATTTAATGTCACAATTAAATGCGTATGGAATGAAGGCTGAGATTTTATCTGTGGCTAAAAAGCATTATGATGACATGGCATTGGTCGTGACTGAAGAAAGATTGAAGGGTCCCAATGTTAAACTTTTGATTGATGAGCTTTTACAATTAAGAATCATCAAGGACAAAGTTGACCACCCAAGAAAGGGTTCCAAGGACTTGTCAGATGCTGTCTGTGGGGCAATATATAATGCTGTCAGTTTGACCCCTAGGGGTGATTCTGAAATAACCATTAAGGACTATTACAATGTTGCAGATGTTGAAGAAGAAGAACCTCGTCAAAATCTGAGCGTAACAAGAATTCCGGGTGGCAAAGAAATGCCTGCAAGCATTAGAGATTATTTAAGTTCTGAAGCTGTCAAATCTGAAGAGCAAAGGTTCCTTGACAACTTCCAGATCATATGAGTATAATATACTTATAACCAAAAAATGTGAATTGGTATGTGCAAACTGTCACAGAATAAGAACACATACTCGCGGGCGTGGGTGAGCTGGTTGACCACTGCAGGCTTATATCCTGCCATTTGATGGGTTCGATTCCCATACGCCCGACTGAGTGATAGGTGGCGCATCTTAGGATGGAATAGTTACCCAATCCAACGGCAGAGTCCAAGTGAGAGATAGTTCTCCGACCCATTTGATGCAGGACTCGACAAGCCCCACCTATCACTCTCCAATATGATAAAATATGCCAGAGGTAAATATGAAGACTATAACGAAGCAAGAGATTATAGAGATTCTTAGGAGTCGTGATGGCGACTCCTGTTTTATTTGCAAGGGATTGTTTGTTGATGAGCCACCGACAATCGACCACTGGATACCCAAAGCTCATGGCGGTAAAGATGACATTGATAACTTGAGAATTACTCATCGCAAATGCAATACTGAAAAAGCAGATAGAATACCCAACGAGGATGGATCGCTTCCTGAAAAAAATATAACTAGGGTTCAACGATACAGGCTAAAAAAAGAAAATAAAAAAAAACTCAAAGATCTAATATGCTTCATCTGCGAAAACGGCAGAAAGCTAGGAGAATATGAGGCTTGCAATGTTTGCGGTTCTGAGGCGGGACCCAAACATTCTCCACATTATTTAAAAAAGCCTTCTCCTTTATGTGACCATAATTTAAATTGGTGCTGGGCATGTTCAATTGGAATTGTAGAAAGGAAATCAGCGTTAGCAAATTTGATAACGGGCTGATATAATAGAGACCATGACGCATCACAATTTATCTTTAAGATTATATGGAGAAGAAAAGGCATATTACATTGCCTTAAAATCTGTTGTTTCAAAATATGGAAAGTTTAACGATAATGTCGGTGTTTGGGTCGGTTATGAATCTGCAGAGAAGAATAAAGAATTAGCAAAAATTGGAGTTAAATGCTCCAATTGTGCTTTTTATTTAGGTAATGGTCAATGTGAAATTGTTGAGAGTACAATTATTGAAGATGAGGGTAAATGCAGACTTGCCGCAATTCCTGATAATTTAGTAAGCAAAACAATGAATAAGTTTTGGGGTGGTCATTTTGCCGTATGAAATCAAGCAAGATGTAGAAGGTTGTTCAGGATATGCAGTGGTATTAAAAACAACTGGTAAAATAGTTGGATGCCACAAAACAAAAGAAGATGCAACAAAGCATCTGGTAGCATTAAAAATTAATGTTGAAGACAAGGAGGAAATGGAAAAAATGCAATTTGGTCATGGGTCCAAAGTACCCTTTAAAATTGAATTTAGTGTTCCCGATTGTCAAAACGGCTGGGCGGTTTTAAAAGAAAACAATGGTCAAGTCGTTGGTTGTTATACAAGTGAAGAAGAAGCTAAGAAAGCAGTTGAAGCATTAGTTGTCCAAGTAGAAGGCTACGAAGAAAAAGGACAAGAAGAAGAGAAAGTTCCTCCAACATCAATATGGAATGGTTCATTCGCTCCTGTTTTCGGAACAAAAGATCAAGATGCTAGATTTGTATCCACATATAATACTCCTCCACAAAAGGATGGAAAACCCTCTGCTGGATATGGAAATAGATCAGGTTATGGTTACAGTAATCAATAATTTGATTAAAATATAAGGAGAAATAAAAAATGACAGACACATCAATCAATGGTTGGGAAGTTATTACTTCGCGTTCAGACAAGCGTTTGAAGATGAAGATTGTTCCCGGCTCTAATGTAAAGCTAACAATGCGGGCAGAGGTTCTTCCTCTATTCCTCGCTTTGGCAGCAGACTTCCACAAAGAAGTAGCACCACTACGCAATGGTGAATGTGGAGCCTATGCTTTTAGAAAAGCAAGACAGGCTGCCTCTTATTCAGACCACAGCTCTGGAACAGCAGTTGACCTCAACTGGGGTCACGAAGGAGCAATGGGTCCAAATGGTGGTATGAAGTTCATGAACGATGCTCAGGTTAAGGCATGTGCTGAAATCCGCAATCGCTACAAGATTGTTATTTGGGGTGGTGACAAGGCAAGGGGTGGAGATTACAAGAGCCCCGGTTCTTGGGATCCAATGCACTATGCACTTAAGCCCGGAGTAACAGTTGCAGATATCAACAAGGTTCTTGCAGAACTTGGCATTGATGCTAATGGCGTTCGTAAGGGCGCAGGTACAAAGAAGCCCGGTCTAGTTGCTAAAATTACAGCACCTAAGCCAGCTCCTGTTGTAAAGCCAGCATATGAAGCACCAGCTGAAAAGCCAGCAACCAAGCCCGCTGCAGTTAAGCCAAAGGTTCCTGCCGCAAAGCCAGCCGCAAAGCCAGCCGCTAAACCTGCTGCAAAACCCGCTAAGCCTACTAAGTAGGCTAGCACCCGCGACTGTTGCATAATGGTAGTGCCTCTGCCTTCCAAGCAGATAGTGCCAGTTCGATTCTGGTCAGTCGCTCTAAATCCTTCTCCGTGATATAATTAATCTAGCAAACATTTTTGCTATAGGAGAAAGGCATGTTTAAAAAAATATCAAGGGTTTTGCCAATAGGCATCATGCTATTAGCAAGCCTTTTTTCCTTTTCTCCTGCTAAATCAGAACCAATAAATGGTCTTAATGTAGAAGTTTACACAATTAACAGCATGGGTGGGGCATATGACGCTAAGCCCCGTCAAGACTGGCAATTATGCAGCACTGGATGGACATATTCTCCAAATATTGAGGCTAATTGGGGTGGTGGCATTGTTGCCAACTGCCGTGGGGATTTTGTCGCTATCCACTATTCGGGCTGGATCCATTACCCGGGGCCTGAAGATGGCGCAACTGTTGTGAGCTTTGACAACATCTCCGATGACGGCTTCACATTGGACATCGAGGGCCAAAGAGTCATCAACGACTGGAACTTGCACGGGTGTACAGGCAGAAGCGGTTTTTTCGTATTTGAAAACAACACTTGGTACCCGCTGGACGCGTGGTTCTTCGAGTGGGGTGGTGGAGCATGCAACACGCTGTACTGGACTGTAGGCAATAATCGCACTGTAGTACCGTCATCTGCCTACTCTACTAACAAAGCCGACCCCACAGTGCGATGCTGGGATGGCGCGATGGTCTATGACCAAAAAGAATGCTCAGAAGAGCCACAGATACCCTGTTGGAATGGAACAGTTGTTCACTATCAAGACGAGTGTCCTATCCAACCATATTTAAATGCGCCAAAAAATCTGCAAGTTAATGTAAAAAATGGGAATGTTTATCTAAAGTGGGATGCGCCTGATCCTAGTGATACGACTACTGTTGAGCACTATGCTGTGATGTTTAGTACCTCAACAATAAATGGTTGGGGGATATCAGTCTCTGATCTTGAGGCTGTGCTTGACCAGTCTATGTTCATGAGCACAGGTGGTTTAGACCAATTATACAGTTTTATGATTAGGTCTGACAACGATAGTTCTGGGATCTACTCGGCATACTCTGACCCCGTACAAGTTTTTATTGATGCACCGCATGTAACATGCTGGAATGGTGATGTTGTTTATGAACAAAGTTTTTGTTCTCCTGAACCAAAACCGGAAGTTGAATGCTGGGACGGTTCAATGGTATTTGTAAGTGATGAGTGTCCCGTAGAACCAACGCCAAGCCCCACACCAACAGAGCCAACTGAAACACCAACGCCAACAACAACAGAGTCAACACCAGAACCTACTAATTCTGACAACCAAACTCAGAGTCCTGAGCCAACAATTTCTCCATCTGAGACTGTAGCTCCGCCCTCTGACGGTCCTTCTCCCAGCCCCTCAACGGTTGACCCTGAGCCTTCTTTCTCAGAATCTCCGACCACGCAGCCAACATTAATTGCTCCAACTGAAACACCTTCTCCTTCCGAATCTGTGACAAACATCACACCGGATGTTCTTCCTAATGATACCACAGAAGAAAAAGTAAATGAATTAATACAAAATTTGCAACCCGGAGAAGCTGTTTCTGCAGAAGCATTTGCTGAATCAGGACTTGACTATGAAAATTTGCCACCAGACACTCCCGTTGAATTGCCAAATGGTGTTGTTCTTACTGCTGAAATAGCAGATGCTATTGAGATTTTTGAAAGTCCCGCTGAAATATTGAATACAGTTTTTAAAAATCCGGGAAAAGCATTGAAAGCCTTGGGCAATGTTGGTGCAGATTTGCCTCCAAAGAAAAGAAAAAAAGCGCAACAAGCCGTATTCCCAATGATTATTGTTGGACAAATTGCTGCATCAACAACAATGACTTTAATGCAAAGGAGGGTTGGTAGATGATAAAGAAATTCTTCAAATGGGTTAAAGATATGTGGGTTGAAACACTAAATCAAACCTTTACCCTTCTTGGATTTTTTACTGCTTGGGTCTTGCTAGAAGGAAGCGCAAGAACAGTAATAGGTTATTCAGTCTTAATTGCATTAGCTATTTGGCTGATTAGTTTACGAGTAAGGGAGGGAAAAGATGATGGAGAAAATTAAAAGTTTCTTGCTAAGAATTCTCGCCACATTCGTTGCAACAGCACTAGGTCTTGTTGGAGCAGGAGCAATCGCTGGAGTTGACACAATAAAATCAGCAATAGTTGCCGGAATTGCGGGAGTTGCAACAGTTCTAGAAGAACTTGCAAGAACATACATGCAAAAAGGAAAGCTCACAGATAGAGATATTGAGAGAGCATTCGACAAAGTAGACGAAGAAAATTGATGCTATAATAGGATGAGGGGCGGGAGTGAAAACATTCTGCATTCCCGCCCTCATCTAAAGGAGAGAAAATGGGAAAACATCACGATAAAATTGAAAAAGCATTAGAAATCAGAATTAAAAATACACCAAGCGGATCTGGATACAATAAACCGGGAAGCATGAATAAAAACAAAACTGGTTATGCAAAGAGAAGAAAATAAGGTATAATATTTTCTATGAGTGAACTAGCTACTAGATTAAAGACATTGCAGGCAAATGTATTCCAGATGTATGCACAGGCACATGGATACCACTGGAATGTAGAAGGAATGTTGTTCAAAGAATTACACGCCTTTTTCTTAGAGATTTACGAAGATGTTTTTGGTGCAATTGACCCCATTTCAGAGAATCTAAGAAAGCTAGACGACACAGCACCATTTGGTGCAAAGAATTGGCTACAGAATGCCACAGTTTACATTAATGACAATGAAGTTCTAAGCCCAGTAGAGATGTTGAATGCTCTTGCATCAACAAATGAATCAATTATTGCCGAATTGAAAATTATCTTCAAGGTTGCAGATGCAGCAGATGAGCAGGGAATTGCAAACTTTATTGCAGAGCGAATTGACCAGCATCAGTTCTGGCGTTGGCAAATTAAATCAACCCTTAAAAAAGTCGTAATCTGACTTGACAAACCAATAATCAATACTATATTATAATCTTTATGCCCTCGTAGCTCAGTGGATTAGAGCAATAGGTTTCTACCCTACAGGTCGGGAGTTCGAATCTCTCCGGGGGTACTGGCAATTGGTGAAACGGTTATCACATATCTCTGATAAGGATATATTACAAGTTCGATTCTTGTATTGCCAACCAATTCTCCCTTAGCTCAACGGCAGAGCAGAGAGCTGTTAACTCTAAGGTTGTTGGTTCGAATCCAGCAGGGAGAGCTTGGTTAATTTAATATGAATTGTTCTCCAACACTTATCTAAATCATATAATTTCTATAGAAGTATTCCCCACACACTGATAGACTAATGCAACTATCTAGGAGGATATATGAAAAAGAAGATTTTTGCCGTTGCAGCAATCATTGCAACATTTATTTCAATTCCCGCGATTGCATCTATTAACAATGCAACGCTTGATGGAAAACCAACAATTCTTACAACAGTGGGTTCCGATACAACATACCCACTTTCACTAGGATTATCAAAGATTTATAACGAATTGCCGGGATGCAAGACAACAGTCTACACAGGTCAGGCACTAGCAACATATGGAAACTGCACTAATGAAATCAATGGTGAAGTTGTTCCAAACGCAGAAGATCCAAACCCACAGCACGATTTTGTTGTTGACCAATACCCAATTGGTTCAGGTTCTGGAGCAAAACTAGTTCTTGACTCAGTTATTGCAAACTCATATGGATTAAATGCCGATATTGGAAGATCATCATCAGTTCCACCAAATGTTCTAAATGCAATTGCTTTTGCAAAAGAAGGTCTTTCGTGGTTCCACTTTACTAAAGTTAATGGTACAACCACAAAGCATGCGGCGATTACTAATTTAACACCAGTCCAACTTGCAAACATTTATTCTGGTAATATTACAACATGGAATGAACTTGCACCAACAGACAAGATTTTAGGAAACATGAAGTCTTATAAGTCTGGAACAAAAACAATTGTAGCGGGAATTAATAATGGAAACCCTGCTACAAATTGTCAGGACAAGTGGGTTTCCTGCACTCCAATTGTTGTTTATTCAGCACAAGATGGAAGCGGTACAAGAAAAGCTTGGGATGAGTTTATGCGAGTTGGAATGACTGCATATACTTTATCAACAAATGTCAAGAAGATTTTTGAAAATGACGCATCTCCAATTATTCAAAATGGTGATGCAACAAATGCAATCTTTTATTTCTCTACAGCAAGATATGCATATAGAAATAATATTTCTTTGAAGACTGGAAATAACAAAGGTTATGTATTTGGAAACACAGTTGGAAATTCAGTAAACCTGAAAAATTATGCAGACGCAATAGGCAATGTAAATGGAACTGCGCCAAGCATTACTAATATTAAAATTGCATCTTTTCCGTTTAGCAGAAACATGTTCATGTCAACTAAGAAAACTCCATCGGCTTCCGTAAAGAACTACATCAGATTTATTTGTTCAGCAGATATGGATACACTTAAAGACTCGTATGGAACATCAATCAAGTCATTGATTGATTCAGCTATTCAGTCTGAAGGATTCATTAGATTTGACAAGTCAATTGATCAAAATCTTGACGGAGAAGTTTACTCTGGATACTGCAAGACAACGCTTGCTAAATGATAAAAAAACAAATACTAAAATATCTAGCATATTTAGTAATAGCATTTGTAACATTTGAATTATCAATCTCGTATGTATTTTATATGAGAGGTCAGGTTGCAGGAGCTGTAAATCTTTATCATAAATTTCAAAAGGCAAATGGGGCGATAGGTTTAACCGACCTGTCGCCCCTGCCTAATGAACCCTTTGCTGTAGGAGACTCCATTGCACTAATTAAAATTCCCGCAATACAATCAGAGCAAATAGTTTTTGAAGGATCTCAAGCAGCGATCACTCAAAAAGGCATTGGTCATATGTCTGGAAGCGCCGGGATAGCAGAAAGAGGAATGTCCGTTTTAGTAGGAAGAAGAACAAGTTGGGGAGCCCCATTTGCTTATTTGCCAAAATTAAAAGTTGGAGATAAAATATCAACAACAACTGTGGCTGGAACAATGGATTATAAAGTTGTAAAGCTTAATGCAACATTTGAAGATTTAAATATTAAGTATAATAAATCAATGCTCGCATTAATGACTAGCAGTAACCCCATACTTGGATTGGGTAGCTATATAGTTTTAGCGGAAGCACAGAAAAATCCATATCCGCCTACTCCACAAAATAGAAAAGATGATGGAGTTGACTATAATTTGTTTTTTGTAGTATACTTGCTGTTAATAATTACAATCTTGTTTTTTTATAAACAATTTGTAAATCAATTTGATAAAATAATTGCATATTCAATAATTTCTCCTACGCTAATATTTTTATTTATATTGTTTGCAAAAGAACTTGACAAGCTCATGTCAACTACGCTATAATAATTAGCGTATAAGGCTTCATCGTCTATCGGTTAGGATATGAGATTTTCACTCTCATGGACAGGGTTCGACTCCCTGTGGAGCTGCAACAATAGGGTCGCTCCTTATTGGAGAATGGCTGAATAATCGGTGCAGGAAACTTAGCCGATAAAGCAGGCACATGGGAAAGATAACCCCTGAAATGGCAAATGCTAATCGGGGGGATTGTGAAGGTACACAAGAATTCCTAGGTAAACCAACCAGTGTGTCGTCTGGGAACTAACAGATCCAATGTTTCCTTCCTAGTGTGGGTGGAATCCCACTTCTCACTCTTGTCGGGGTGGAGCAGTTAGGTAGCTCGTGAGTCTCATAAACTCAAGGTCATGGGTTCAAATCCCATCCCCGCCACGCCTCCTTAGCTCAGGGGTAGAGCAACGCACTTGTAATGCGTAGGTCTGGGGTTCAAATCCCTAAGGGGGCTCTTATGAAAGGATAAAATGATTAACCAGTATTGGTCATGGGCGCTGTCAATTGTCGGCGCTTTTGGCATGTATCTAACAGGTAAAAAAGATTGGCGGGGTTGGGTAGTAGTCCTAGTCAATGAAGTAGTATGGTTTACATATGCAATAGTCACCAAACAATATGGATTCTTTGTCGGATGTTTCTTTTATGGAATCGTGGGAACAAAAAATCTGATACAATGGCTCAAAGATCACAAGAAAAGAGTTTAATATGAAAAAAGCTTTGATTACAGGAATCACGGGTCAAGATGGTTCCTATTTGGCAGAATTGTTATTGGAAAAGGGTTATGAGGTTCATGGTATCAAGCGCAGAACCTCTTTGATTAATACAGATAGAATTGACGATATTTTTGAAGAGAATGAAAACTTTTATTTGCATTATGGCGATTTGACGGACTCAACAAATCTTATTAGGCTGATTGGTGAAATTCAACCAGATGAAATTTACAACCTTGGCGCACAGAGCCATGTTGCCGTTTCATTTGAGACTCCGGAATACACAGCAAATAGTGATGCAATAGGAGTTCTAAGAATGCTTGAGGCTATCCGAATTCTTAAGATGGAAGATAAGGTTAGATTCTATCAAGCATCTACATCTGAAATGTTTGGTCTTGTTCAAGAGATTCCACAAACAGAAAAGACTCCTTTCTATCCAAGGTCTCCATATGGGGTGGCAAAGCTTTACGGACACTGGATTACAAAGAATTACCGCGAAGCCTATGACATGTATGCTTGCAGTGGAATTCTATTCAATCACGAATCTCCAAAGCGTGGAGAGACATTCGTTACCCAGAAAGTTGTAATGGGCTTGAGAGATATTGCTAATGGCAAGCAGGACTGTTTGTATCTAGGAAATCTTAATGCCTTACGCGATTGGGGACACGCAAAAGATTTTGTTCGTGCTATGTGGCTTATGCTTCAGCAAGAAAAGCCGGAAGACTTTGTTATTGCAACAGGCAAGCAGTATTCCGTTAGGGAGTTTGTAAATGCTTGCGCTCCATACTTCGGCATGAAGATCTTTTGGGAGGGCTCAGGCTTGCAGGAAAAGGGCATTGACCTGAATACAAATAAGGTTGTTGTACGAGTTGACCCTAAGTATTTCCGACCCGCAGAAGTAGAAACACTCCTTGGCGATTCTTCCTATGCTAAAGAAAAACTTGGATGGGAGCCAGAGATTTCATTTGACGAACTAGTAAAGGATATGTGTCTTAATGGAATTAACTAGTAAAATTTATGTGGCAGGTCATCGTGGACTTGTCGGATCATCAATAATGCGTAAGCTAAAAGAAGCTGGGTACACAAATGTATTCGGTTCAGATAGAAAGAATTTAGACTTGCGCGATCAGCGAGCCGTTGAAGCATTCTTCAACGCTAATAAGCCGGACTATGTATTTTTTGCAGCAGCAAAAGTCGGGGGAATTAGTTTTAATAAAGCTGCCCCTGCCGATTTTATTTATGACAATCTTCAAATCCAGAACAATGTCATTAGCTCTGCACATAAGCACGGAGTAAAAAAGTTGTTGTTCTTAGGTTCAGCTTGCATTTATCCGAAGGTGACTCCACAACCAATCAAGGAAGAGTATCTTCTTTCGGATTATCTTGAGCCTACTAATGAAGGCTATGCGCTCGCTAAGATTGCAGGATTGAAAATGTGTCAGATGTACAAGCAGCAATATGGATTTAATGCCATCTCCTTGATGCCTGCAAACTTATACGGACCCAATGATAATTTTGACATTGAGAAATGCCATGTTATTCCAGCTATGATTAATAAGTTTATCTCTGCAAAAAACAATAACATTGATGAAGTTGTATTGTTCGGAGATGGAACTCCAACTCGTGAGTTTTTGCATGTAGATGATTTGGCAGATGCTTGTTTGTTCTTGATGAACAATTATGATGAAACTGAACATATCAATGTCGGATCTTCTGAGGAATATACAATTAAAGATTTGGCTGATATTGTCGCCAAAGCTACAGGATACTCTGGTAAAATTATCTGGGATACAACAAAGCCGAATGGCACTCCAAGGCGCAAGTTGGACAACTCAAGAATAAATGCCCTTGGGTGGAAGTCTAAGATTAGCCTAGAGGCGGGATTAAAGGAAACAGTAGAATGGTATTTGAACACTGGAGGGCAGCGTAATGTCTAGTTGGAAACTTATGAAGAATACAATAACGCCTTTTGATAGAATCAAAATGGCTTATTTCGCATTATCAACTAAGCAATTTACCAACGGCCCTAAGGTTCGTGAGTTTGAAAAGAAGTGGAATCAATGGCTTGGATCGCATTATTCACTTTATGTCTCGTCTGGTAGCACAGCAAATTTTTTGCTTGTTGCAGCAATCAAAGAAAAGTATAATCTCAAGGATGGCGACAAGGTTTTGTTGCCTGCCTGCACATGGGTTACCAATGTCGGTCCAATCATTCAGCTAGGTCTTGAGCCAGTTTTTTGTGACATCAATCTTGAAGATTACAGCTTTGATTACAAAGCGTTGGACTATGTAAAAAAACAACATCCAGATATTAAGATGGTGTTTGTCACCCACCTTTTGGGATTCCCTGCGGATACTTCGCAAATTAAAGCTATTTTCCCGGAAGCAATCATTATTGATGATGTTTGCGAATCACACGGAGCAAGAGACTTTTATGATAAAGTTGGCGCTAATAGTTTAGGTGCTACATTCAGTTTTTATTTTGGTCACCACATGACAACAATTGAGGGCGGTATGGTCTCAACGAATGACCGCGAACTCTATGATCTTATGAAGATGAAGAGAAGTCATGGATTAGCCAGAGAGTCAGTTAATTTTGATGAGTATGCCGCAAAGTATCCACATATCCAAAGGTCTTTCTTGTTTATTACTGATGGATATAACTTTAGAAATCACGAAATTTGTGCTGTTTTAGGTCTTTCACAATTAAAGCGCCTGAACAGAATGATTAAGAAGCGGTACAGAAACTATATTGATTTCCGAAACATCATCAATAGGTATCCGCATTTATTCCACAATGCAGCAGTAAACCCTCGCAATAGTAGTTTCTGTTTCCCAATTATTTGCAAGGACAAAAATACAAGAGATTCGCTGATGCGTGAGTTTGATAAACATAAGATTGAATACAGACCGATTGTAAGTGGCAATCTTCTAAGTCATCCATTCCTTCAGGATTACAAAATTTGCAGCCAGAAGGAATTGAACAATGTGGACTTGTTGAATGAATACGGTGTCTATCTTGGCAACAGCCACTTTGTTGGTCGGAAGGAAATGAAAAAGCTTGCAAAGATTGTTGAGGGCATAGCTTGATAACAACATACATAACATGTTGGAACAGAGTTTTAGCTGATGTTGCAGCCAAGGAGAAAGAGTTTGTTATAAACAAACTTCCCTACTTTGTTATCAACTCTGCAACCGAACAACCAAAACACTGGATTAATATTGGCGATCAGGCTTGGTGCTATCGGCAATTGTTTGAAACATTTAAGCATGCAAGAAACATTGATTCAGAATACATATCAGTACTATTTGGCGACATCTATGCGCCAGAAGGTAGCAATATAATTGATTATGTAAAAGAAACTTCTGAAAAAATTAAAACTCTTCCAGATTGTTTTGTTTACACAACATCATTTACGCATGATGGTTGGAGTTATCCCCAACTTATTTTAAAACATCACGATGAAGAAATTGCATATGTTTGTGGCACTGATACTTTATACATGACATTGCATAAAAATGTGTATAATTTCTGTGCAGATTTCTTAGATTATTTTGACAAAAAACATGGCATAGACAATTTCTTTAGCGGCTGGGCAGTTGATGTAGTCTGTTCCTTATATTCTATTTACAATAGAAAAAATGTATTCCGAAATAAAAAATCAATTCTAGTTCACTATGAAAACAGTGGCTATAATGTTGACAGGGCATACTCAGAAATGGAATTAATAATAACTGAGGCAATCAACTATATGTCAGAAAATTTAGGGTACAATAAAGACGCTCTGAACATACTGAAAAATATGATTATGGAGCAAAGATCTTATGCGGGATACAATTATTATAATTTTTACTAATGGAGATTTTATGAAAAATTTTAAGTCATTCTACATCATTCCGATTCATAATAAAGAAATAATGATTAAAAATGTTTTAGATGGTATTTCAAATTCTCACGATTATTCTACTGGCGCACCTATAGTTATTTGTATACTTGATGGATGTACTGATAATTCAGAAAAAATAATCAGAAATCATCAACTTGAAACAAATATTATTTATGAAAATGATGTTCACGAAATTAAATCTTTAAACAAAGGGCTAATGTTTATTCGAAATAATCTTTCCCCATTACCCAATGATCTTATTTTTATGATTCAAGATGATGTAATTCTTGATGAAAAAAACATTAATGATAAATTTGCAAATTTGTTTGAAGCTTTCCCCCAATTAGGCTATGTATCAATGCGAATGGGAATGAATGTAAGTAGTGATGGCAGTCAGCTTTTAGAAAATAATTTGATAGAATCAGAGTTCGGCGCATGGGACCAGCTAGGTTGGAATGCACATACAAGCATTAAACATAATAATATTATTTTTTGCGAAGTAGTTGTCAGAAGTCCCACTTGTATGATGTGGAAGAGATTTGAAGAAGTGGGTTTTTTTGATGAGAATCTTGCTCCAGCTGGATTTGATTGTCATGATATGAGCATTAGGTTGAACAAGCTTGGCTATCAAAATGCTTTATATACAATGAAATATATTTCAGATGTCACTTGGGGGACAATGCGCCAACCTGAGCATAAAGAAAAAGATCATTATATTCATGCAATATATGACAGAAATAGGAATTATTTAGCGCAAAAGCATAGGGGCTATTTTAATGAAAAATTTTAATGTTTATGGTGGTGTCGGGAAAGTTCCTACTGGGACCTATATTGATCATACCCATGAATCTCCAAAATACAATAGTTACCCGTTTATTAAAAATATTAAATGGGTATTTGATGGTTTAGCGCAAGATAATTTTTACATAGATGAAGAACTTGTGACTGCTTTTCAACATGGCCCGAGCATCAAAAAATATGGCTGGCTGCTAGAAAGCAAAGTGGTAATCCCCCAAGTCTATGAGCATTTTCTTGAGAACATTGATGTTTATATGAATGTTTATGAGCTAGTTTTCACCAGCGACAGATCTATTTATCTAATGCACGATAGAATTAAGTTTGTTCCAGCCAACACGCTTTGGGTCAAAGATTTGAATATTTACAATAAAACAAAATTGCTTTCTATGATTTGCTCAAATAATCAGCTTACTGAAGGACATAGAGATAGATTGCAATGGGTTAATAAATTGACCGGGGTGGCTGACATTTATGGTAGAGGCATAAATCCAATCTCAAGAAAAGAAGATGGCTTGATAGATTATATGTTTTCAGTTGCTATTGAAAACTCATCCTATGCTTCTTATTTTACAGAGAAGATTTTAGATTGCTTTGCGACTGGCACTATTCCTATTTATAAGGGGTCGCCAGACATAGGTAATTTCTTTAATAAAGAGGGAATTATAATTCTTGATGATAATTTTGATTTCTCTACATTAAACAATGATTTGTACTATTCTAAAATGGATGCCATCAAAGATAATTTTGAAAGAGTCAAGGAATACATAGTTCTTGAAAATTATATTTATGATAGGTACTTAAAATGAAAATAGAGATTAATGTATTTGGTGGAGATGCCAGTACCGTAGATCCTTATAAAGATGCAAAGCCGATAAGCTGGAAATATGATTTTTCATCAAGTAATAATTTATATATAAATCAACACATCTCTGAAGTATTTTTTGATTTGTCAAGTAATAAAAAATACGCATGGATTAATGAATCTAAATCAATTATTCCAAATGTCTATGATGATCTTTATAAAAATATTGATCAATATTATTTATTATTCGATGGTATTCTTACGCACACTAAAGATTTATATCAAAAAATGGAAAAAGCTAAATTTGTACCCGCCTCACAGATCTGGGTATCTAATTTAAAAATTTACAAAAAGGACAAATTAATTTCAATGATTACATCAAACAAATTAATGTGTGAGGGGCATAAAATTAGAATGAAATGGGCTGATTATTTTATTGATAAGGTTGATATGTATGGAATAGGGTTTAATCCTATAGAAAAAAAAGAAGAAGGTCTTGACAGATATATGTTTTCTGTTGCAATAGAAAATGCTTGTTACGAATCTTATTTCACAGAAAAAATTTTAGATTGTTTTGCAACAGGAACCATTCCTGTTTATCTAGGAACTCCAGACATAGGGGATTTCTTCAATCTTGATGGAATAATAATTCTTGATGATAATTTTGATATAATGTCAATAACACCTGATTTGTACTATTCTAAAATGGATGCCATCAAAGATAATTTTGAAAGAGTCAAGGAATATATTTTTGTTGAAAATCATATCGCAAAACAGATTGGTGAATTAACATGAAAAAAGATTTTATAGATTTAGAAAAATTCAATAATTATTGTTTAAACAAAAAAACATATTCTCAGTTAAATCAAGATTTATTTGTATCTTACATGACTGAGAATAAGCGCGGTGGTTATTTTGTGGAGTTTGGAGCCACAGATGGTTTGGAGCTTAATAATACATATTCTTTAGAAAAAGAATACGGTTGGGATGGAATTCTTTGTGAGCCTAATTTTATTTATCACAAAAATTTAATTAAAAATAGGTCATGTCATATTGATACCAGATGCGTTTACACTTCAACAGGCTCAATAATTAATTTTTTATTTTGCAGTGATCATCCTATGGCATCAACAATTAATTATTACAGAAATTGTGATGAACATGCAAATATTAGATACGGAACAGAGTATCCTATCACAACAGTATCTTTAAACGATTTATTGGATCATTATTCAGCTCCAGAAGTTATAGATTACATGTCAATAGATACTGAAGGTTCGGAATTGGATATATTGTTAAGTTTTAATTTTTCAAGACAAATAAATCTTGTTACTATTGAACACAACAATACCCCTAACCGTGATTTAATTAAACAATTAATGGAAGCAAATAATTTTGTAAGAGTTTTTGAGCAAATAGCAAAGTGGGACGACTGGTATATAAATAGGAGTTTTCTTGATTAAAACACATTTAATAACATTTACAAGCAAATCGCATGTTTATAGAGAAGAAATTACAAATCCAAAAATTTCAAAATATTTTGATTATATAAAAAACTATCGTGAGTCTGAATTGTCAAAGGATTTTATAGAAGAAAATTTTTCCATATTTAATGAAAAAAGAGGATTTGGATATTGGATATGGAAGCCTTGGATTATTATTGACTATTTAAACAATCATGTTCACAATGAAGATGATATTATCGTTTACATTGATGCCGGAGATACTTTAGATCACACTGTATTTCTTTCTGCAATTAAAAAACTAACAAAACAAAAAATTTATGCAATACATGGTCCACATGCTAATAAAGAATGGACAAAAAGAGATTGTTTTTTACTTATGGGATGCGATGAAGAAAAATTTTATACAGACTTTCAAATTTATTCTAGCTTAATTGTTTTCAAGAAAAATGAATTTACTTTAAACTTTTTCAATGAATGGCAAAAGTATTGCTTAGATAGAAGAGCTATCACCGATGATCCAAATGTGCTTGGAAAAAATAATTTTCCAGAGTTCAAAGAGCATAGACACGATCAATCAATTTTTCATAACTTAATGATTAAATATGGCATTGAAACTGTAGAACTGAAAACCCCTCATGACTGGAGCGTATAGCAAATATTTGCTATAATTGCAACTTAAACAATAGAAAGAGAAAAATGATAACTTTCAGCGAACTTGGAAACATGGGACATCTTGGCAATCAAATGTTCCAATATGCTTCTTTGCGGGGAATAGCAAGCAATAATAATCTCGACTGGGCTATTCCATCACGACAGGAATTCGGATCAAGATATCCACTAAGAAGCAGCATCTATGACTGTTTTGAGCTAGAATCACATACCGATAAAAACATCATTGTCTCTCAACCCACAGCAGTATTCCCTGAGAGGCATTATCATTTTGATGATTCTTTATATAACAATTGTCCTGATGGAATTGACTTGAATGGTTATTTCCAAACTGAGAAGTACTTTGAGCACATCAAAGATTCAATCAAAAAGGATTTTACATTTAAAAAAGAGATTCGTGAAAGAGCAGAACCCCTGCTGGAAAATTTTGACAAAAAGAGCACTGTGATTGTTCATGTCAGAAGGACAGATTATGTCGGCAATGATTTGCATCACTTCAATATTCCGCCATCTTATTATTCAGCAGTTCTGAATGGAATAAACTGGAAGAAAGATGTAATTTTTATTTCTGATGATATTGAATGGTGTAAACTACAGCCTGAGTTTTTAAACATTCCCAATGTTTCATTCTCAAGCGAAAGTCCATATGTCGATCTTTGCCTTATGACTATGTGCGGAACCGTAATTATGGCTAACAGCTCGTTTAGTTGGTGGGGAGCTTGGTTGAATGAAAATAAAGACAAGACTATAATTGCACCATCGAAATGGTTTGGTCCAGCCTTACAACACAGCACTAAAGATTTGATACCAAGCGATTGGTTTTTGGTTTAATGATGAATAGGATTTTGAATGATTAAGATTAATGATTATTTTGATTATGTCTATTGCATGAATTTAGATAGCAGAATTGATAGATGGCGAGAAGTGATTCAGCAATTTAAAAATAATAAAATAATTGTCAATAGGTTTCGTGCTTTTGATGGTAAAACTATTTATAGAGGGCAAAAACCTATCCGCCCCGGAGAGTTTGGATGCTTGTTCACCCATTTAAGTATTCTTCTTGATGCTAAAGCTAACAACTATGATAAAGTTTTGATTTTTGAAGATGATGTTGAGTTGCATCCAGAGTTTAATAATCTCGCATCAGAGTTTTTACAGGAAGTTCCGGACAATTGGGACATGCTCTACCTTGGCGCAAATACTGTTAGAAATAAAAGCGTGAATGTTTCAGCCAGAGTGAACCTAGCAAATAGTTTGCTTGGAGGGCATGCTTACGCAGTAAGGAACACAGTATATGATAAACTTATATACTTGCTTGAGAATGAACCTTATCCAGTTGATGAGACATACTCAAGAAACCATGTACTTATGAATACTTATTTATGCAATCCAATCATTGCTTGGCAAAGAGAAGGTTGGTCAGACATAAATAAACAGCATGTCAACTATCAATTTTTAAAGGAGATGAGATGAGGATAGGCTTTCTAAGCTCTGACTGGGCTGACTATATAACTTCAGCGCCCGGAGGATGCTGCTGGATTAGGGCTGTAAGCATTGCTGAAGCTATTAATAAAATTGATGGTTATGAAGCGTTTTGCGGGGAATATGGATGGAGTGAAGAAGAAGGCTTTGTTATTGTACCCACAGTAGAAAGAGTTAAGTTTGGTAGCCATGCACCTGTTGAAAATTTTGACCACCATGTTGGAAATCTAGATGTTGTTGTTATGAAGCTTTGGATGTGGCATGAATATGAGTATTACATTAAAAGAGCACAAGAGCTAGGTCAAGTAATTATTATTGATATTGATGATTTCTTTAGCAATCTTCCACAATACAACATTGCATTTCACACCACTGATCCCAAGAAGAATGAAAAGTGGAATCGTGACCACATGCTTAAATCATACAAGTATGCAGACGGCTTGATCACCAGTACTCAATTTTTGTATGATTACTACAAAAAAGACAATCCAGAGACCTATCTTGTAAAAAACTCTGTAGACCCACAAAAGTTTTTGAAGAGAATGGATTTTGCAGGAAACAAGCCAAAGATCGGTTGGGTCGGCATTATGCTTTGGAGAAAAGATGATATTGAAATGCTGCAAGGTTGGCTAGGTCCATTCTTGGATAAGCATGACTTAAAATTTCATCACTCAGGAATGCTGATGGACAAGCCTAAAGATCTAGCCCATATTGCAAAGTTTGATCCAGAGCGCTTAGAAGAAATCACTGGAACCAATGTATGGAATTACTGCAACATTTTGATGCCCATTGATATTGGTATAGTCCCTTTGACATCAAATAATTTTAATGAGGCTAAGAGCAGCCTTAAGGGTGTTGAATACGCCATGACTGGTATTCCTTTTGTTGCGGGTAATACCCATGAATACAGGGTCATGGCAGAAGAAGGCATTGGTCGTGTTGCTAAGAAGCCTCATGACTGGATTAAGCATCTTGAGGCACTTGTTGACCCGGAAACTCGTAGAAATGAAGCAGAAAAGAATTATAAATTAGTCTTAGAAAAGTACAACTTGAACAACAGAGTGTACGAATGGATAGGCGTAATTGAGAAAATTTATGAAAAATCTATGAAAGACGGGCGTGTCCGAAGTTGACAGCAACAAAGACTGTATGATACCATTGACTAATGACGCTATCAAGGAAAGCGTTTTGCTCCCTAATTGCGCCTCTTATGGCAATGTCCATAATGCTACCAGTTAGCCCAGCAAGCGCTGTACAAGAAACGACAAAGCAAGTAGTAAAAGTAGTAAAGCAAGAAAAGAAAAAGATAGTCAAGAAGAAAAAGAAAGAAATTAAAATTAAAAAAAGAGCTTCTCGCTCAACCATGCGTTCTGTTGCCAGAAGGTATGCAATTGTAACGATGAAAAAAAAATACAATTGGAGCTTGAAGCAATTCGGATGCCTTGACCACATTTGGGAAAATGAAAGTCATTGGCAATTTGATGCTAAGAACAGGCGTTCAGGTGCGCTTGGCATTCCTCAAGCATACCCCGGAAAAAAGATGAAGAGCGCTGGTAGAGATTACAAGACAAACTACAAGACTCAAATCAAATGGGGTTTGAATTACATCAAGAAGAGATATGGTACTCCCTGCCAAGCTCATCACTTTAGAAAGAGGCATGGATACTACTAGGGGTAGATCGGTTTCGACATTCGTTTGGAGCAATCTACAGCAGCTCAAGTTGTGAAAACTTGTAAAACATCACAAAACAAATAATCGGCACATTTATTACCGAATCAGCACTGCGCAACAAGATTGCAGAATTCGTAAGAGTTCCTGTAGCAGCGTAATCGCCGCGCCGTAACTCGCGTGGGAACAGAAGAGTTACACTAGCACTACCAAAGCAGTAAAAACAAATCAATTATGGCTGTATAACTGTAATTAGGAAGGGCGATTGGACGCGGGTTCGATTCCCGCCTACTCCACAAGGTGTAATATGGAATTTGAAGAAGAGTTAAATGAATTCATGAACCATTTGATAGAAAGTGGCGCAATGATTCTGCATGGAATGACTGAGAATGGAGAAGTCACATATAAATTTGACTTTGATGTTTTAAGACAAGTTTCTCCAGAATTTTATGATTTAATGATGGAAGACATAAATGAGTCAGTCCTAGAACTTTACAAAGATGGTTATGTTGACATGGAATATGATGAAGAATTAAAAGCCAAGTTTAAAGTAAATGAAAAAGGCGAAGAGTTTTTAAATAAAATGAAAGAACAAGACAATCTATTCTGGGAGTGGTAAAATGAATAATGCAGAGATGAGTTTCTTTATTGGACTTGCACTTGGAAACCTTGTTGGATTTTTCCTAAATGGATTATTTTCGGCAAACAAAATTGATGAATCTTGGCACAATGGATTCAGGGCTGGTAGATATGGAAAAAACATCTAGTTTTATTTTCACCTCTTGCCTAGAAGGTGATCATTTATGTGTAAAAAAGTATCGGCAGGGTGACATTTTGTATATCTGCTCTTGTCAGTGCCATGCCGTAAAATATTAAAATTGAGGTATAATATGATTAGATGCTGCTATTGCATGCAGGAAGAAGCAAAGTACGAAATTTCAGTTGAAACTAAAGTGGCTGGAGAAAATTACGACTTTGATGCAAAAGTTTGTCTTTCATGTATGCCGGTAAGCAGTTATTTGCTTAAGGAGTACAAATGTCTGTAGAAGGTAAACCCTCAAATGGAATGAAGTCTGCCGCACAAAGAGCTTTAGCTTGGCATAAAGATGGTAAGCGCGGGGGAACAATAGTGGGATTAACCAGAGCAAATCAAATTGTTAATGGTGAAACACTCTCTGAAAGTACAATTAAAAGAATGTTTAGTTTTTTCAGTCGGCACGAAGTAGACAAAAGAGCGACTGGATTTAATTCAGGTGAAGAAGGCTATCCATCTCCCGGAAGAGTCGCATGGGATTTATGGGGTGGCGATGCAGGATTCGCTTGGTCAAGAAAGAAGGTGAAACAAATAAATGGAAACAAATCCACAAAATAACATTACACCACAGCAGCCCGCAACTCCTGATAGAGTTACAGAGGCTACCAATGTTGATCCGACTAATGCAGACGGCTTTGCACCCGGAGCTCGCGCTCTTTGGGACCCCGGTTTTCATTCAGTAGATCTCGGTGTTAATGAAGCAAAAGAAATGACAGGTTTCCCAAAGCTAGGTCAAAGTGAGAATGTCTCTATGACAGATGCACAGCCCGGTGGTGGTCCAACAGTCACAACTGAGGCAGGTCCTTACTGACATGATTGGGAACAGTAGTTCACAGCATAAAGAACCAGATGATTCCCATCTGGACTTTTATGTTCAACAAAATGATAAAAAGAAAGGTGGTGAAAAAACAATGGATAACAACCAGCAAATGAGTACAGTAGTTCAGCCATCAGCCAATCCAAGCACAGGTTTTAGCGCAACAGCACCCGATCCAGATGGTCAGATTGCTTCACAGAAGTTTGAAGTACCAGTTTTGCAGAAAGCAATTGATGCTCTTGAAGAGGCAATGCAGACACTAGAGGACACATATCTAGAGAAGTCAGAGTTTCCTAATGCAACTCGCCCAGACGCAAAGCCAGTAGTAGAAAGTGCAACTGAGCCTGACAGCAAAGATGCTTCAGAAATGGTCACAAAGAAGGCATGCACATGCCCAAATTGTACAGATGCAGATTGCGAAGGTGGCATGGCAAAGGTAGACGGAGAGCCAGATGTATCTCGTGCAGATTCTGTAGATACTTCAGGCAAAGTTGAGCCGGAAGGCAGCACGCCTAGCCCAATTGTAAAGGCTATTCAGAAAGCAAAGGATGCCCTAGATGCAGTCAATGCTGAACTAGTTGGAAAAGACAACTACGAGAACCAGAATCACTCTACAGAAGCCCCCACAAAGGAGGACACAGTAGAGATTGAGAAGGCAGCACAATGTTGTGACAATGCCTGTGGTCACTGCGAAGGACCCGGATGCGGATGTTGCGATGAGTGCAAGGTTATGGAGAAGGCAGCAGATGCAGATGAAGACGATCTTGAAAAGAAGGAGTTTTCAGATGCCCGCCGCAAGCAACTCGCCAGAGAAGGCAAGGCTATGCCAGATGGCTCCTACCCAATTGTTACCGAACAAGATCTAAAGAATGCAATTCGTTCTTGGGGTCGTGGCGGTGCAAAGCCAGCTGACAAGGCACACATTATTCGCAGAGCTAAGGCACTTGGCAAGTATGACTTGATTCCAGACGACTGGAAGAATGACATGCAAAAGTCTGTTTGGGGCGGATCTTTCTTCCCAGTTGACTAATTGAATTGAGAAAGTGAGATCTCACACAGCAACGGTCTATGACCGTTGTTTGTGTTTTAGGAGGAGGAAAAGTGAAAGTATTGGTAATAGGAAGCAAAAACTGGAGCAGTTATCCTGAAGTCATGAGAAACTTGACTGTAACAATTGAGGACATTAATTATTTTTATCCCGATGAAAAGAGCATTACATTTATTCATACGGGTGCAAGAGGTGCTGAGAACATGGTTACAGAGTATGTAGGCAAAGTTGAGAAGTTTATGAAGCAAAAAGGATTTTCAATCAAAGAAAAATTAGTCAGGCTTCCCAAGGGTGAGTTTGACTTGAATGCAAAGATAAACAGAGATTACGAAATGATGAACTCAGGAGTCAACATTGCATTGATTTTTACGGATGGTACTTGCAAAAGGTCAGAGGCATGTGCTAAGATACTCAAAGAGCTAGAA